GCTGATGACTTTGCTAACGAATATGCTGTGAAATGCTTTAAGCAGTATAAATGGCTATGGAGAGGAAAATGAAAAACTATAAATTAATAACGCTTCTTGCAGTTTTCTCTGTAGGAATTTGGTCAGCAGATAACGAAATATATATAGATCAATCAGGAGCAACAGCAAACATAGACCTAGAACAACTAGGATCTGGAAACCTTATAGGCGGATTACTAGCCATAGCAGGTCAAATGACCGCAGCTGATTTTGACGGCGGAAACCTTACCTTAGATGTAAACCAAATTGGTAATACTAACAAGTTCCTAGCAGACGTATACGCAGACTCACTTACAGCCTTCTTTGAATTTGATGGTGACAGCAATAACTATACCCTGACAATAGATCCAGATAATACTTTTGGTGCAGATGGCTCAGACTTAAACGTGGTTGCCACTGGATCGTCTAATACATTTACCCTAGACCTAGGAACAACAGGCTTGGCATCTAACACAGACCTTGACTGGATCATTAACGGCGACAGCAATACTTTTGATTTTGATATAAACTATGATGGTGCTACCAACTATGTAGATGTTGATGGCAACAGTAACAACGTAAACTTTACAGGAAGTGGATATGCAGGTGGGTACTTCTATCTCGACCAAACAGGAAATAGTAGAACATTCAATATCATCCAGTCTTCAACTCTTGCTTCTGATTGGCTACAGATTAACTCTACTGGCTCTAATGGTACTATCTGTGTCGTTCAAAACGATGGCGGAACCACAACAAGCTGTTGAAGTAGGAAACATATCTGAGCTTAATGGCTCGGCACAAATTGTAAGAGATAAGTCCTATGAGGCTACAGAGTCTTTTGATATACAACAAAATGACGAGGCTGTTACGTCAAATGGTCGTATGGCTATTACGTTCTTAGATGACTCCCAAGTAAAACTAACAGAACATTCTCAACTTATAATAGATGAATATATCTATGACCCAGATCCATCTAAGTCAAAGATGGCTCTTACCTTCGGTCTTGGTACTGCTAGGTTTATAACTGGTGGTCTAAACAAGATAGACAAAAACAATATAGATCTTAAGACACCTACGGCAAACATAGCAATACGCGGAACTGACTTTACGGTAACGGTGGACGAGACAGGCAGGTCGCTTTTGATTCTGTTACCAGATGAGTTTGGTGTATCTTCTGGGGAAATACTTGTAACCACAGCTATGGGTACAGTTACCCTAAACAAACCATACCAAGCTACAACTGTAGATGTCTTTGAGAAAGCTCCAAGCAAACCAGTTATCCTAGATCTAACCTTAGACCTTATAGACAACATGCTAATCGTCAGCCCTCCTAAAGAAGAGTTGGTTATAGAAGAGGTTATACAAACTAAAAAGAAAAACATACTAGACTTCGATGGTCTTGACGAAGACTTCTTAGAAGAAGACTTTTTAAAAGAAGATGAACTAGAATTTAATGAACTGGATATTAACTACTTAGACGTTAATTTCTTAGAGGACTTGCTTGATGTTATAGATGCGTTAGGCGAAATAAACGAAGAAGATCAGTTGGCTCAAGATGCAACATCCACCAATATAACAGGCACTAAGATGGGTCAAGATCTGGGAACTCAGATAACCACATTCCTGACTGGTCAAACATTAACCCTACTAAGAAGCGTAAGCGATACAGCTAGAGTAGATATAGATGGTGCCGGGTCTTACACTGTTATCTTTATACAGGACGGAACCTCAAACATTATTAAAGTAAATGGTGGTAACGGTAGCACTATAAAAATAACCCAGAGTAATTAATGAACAAGCTATTATTACCTATACTTATAATACTAGGACTCCCCCTAGTCTTTCAAAGTACCCCTACAGAAATACTTAAACTAAAGATATTTGATGCCTTGGTAGAAATTCCAGAGGAATCCGGGAACTTTGTTATTTTAAATATAGAGGAATCTGATATAGACAGGGAGGGTGGATATCCTATACCTAGGCAAAGACTTGGCGAGATACATAGAGAGATAATTGCTAAGGGGGCTATAGGGGTTGGATGGGTTATTTCTTTTCCCCACCCTGATCGTTTCGGGGGAGATAAATATTTTGCAGACTCTCTTCAACAAGGTACATCTATTTTGGCAATGTTTGAAGCCCCAAATCAAATATACCCAAAAACAGTTGGCACGGTGATACAAGGACCAAACATCGGTGGTATGGTATCCAAGGGTGTAGTACAGAATACTTACAACCTTAGAAACAAATATATACAAGAAGGTATATCTGCTGCACCCACCGACATTGACAATCTAGTCAGAAGAATGCCATTACTATTAAAGACCCCAGACGGATATGTAAGCTCGTTTGGTATAGAAGTATTAAAAAGCTTGGTTGGAGCAAGAACCTATATTATTAAAACAAACGAAAATGGTATAGAGCAGATTGCAGTCAGGGGACTGCCACCAATTCCAACAGATAGTTTTGGTCGTAAATGGATATCATGGGTAGATACCCCCCAAACAAATTTAAAAGACATGGATGTTAAAAATAGATTTGTTTTTGTCGGCATTACTGCCCCCGGAATCATGCCACAAGTTGCAACTCCAGTTGGATTATTAGAGCCACATAAAATTCAAGCAGCACTATCTGAGTCAATCCTTATTGAAAACTCTCCAATGATCCCAGATTATGCCTTGGCGTTAGAAATTTTAATTTTTGGAATTTTTGTGTCTCTGACATGGCTTGTAATTAATTATCTTGGTATAACTAAGGGCATAAGTATAGCTATAGCATTACTCTTTACCACGGGCTTCTTAGGAGCCTACAGTATACATAGGGGTTTTTTAGTAGACTTTTCATGGACTTTTATCTCACAATGCGTAGTTTCTGGTATTGCCTTCTATTTAAACTTCAGGAAACAGTTTAAACTCCGACAACAGGTCAAGAAACAGTTTGAACATTACCTTGATCCAAGACAAGTTAGGCAATTACAAGATAACCCGGAGATGTTAAAATTAGGAGGAGAAAAAAGATACGCAACATTTCTCTTCACAGACGTAAGAGGCTTCACATCCTTATCAGAAAAATTGGAACCAGAAGAAGTAACCGAGATAATGAATAAGGTTCTTACCATTCAGTCAGATACTGTAAAGTTTTATGATGGAATGGTAGATAAATATATTGGCGATGCAATGATGGCAATCTTTAATGCACCTTTAGACTTAGAGGGTCATGAAGAAGCAGCCGTCTTATGTGCCAAGGAAATACAAGACAAAGTACAACTATCTGGATTGGGTCTTGAGATAGGCGTTGGGGTCGCTACAGGATTCGCGGTGATTGGAAATATGGGGAGCTCAACTAGGTTTGATTACACAGCTATTGGTGATTGTGTAAATACCGCAGCAAGGCTTGAATCAGCCACTAAAGAGGTTGGCGTAGATATATTGATTGGAGAAGAGACTGCCAAAAAGTGCGGTTTTGAGTTAAAATTATTAGAACCAATTAAAGTTAAGGGTAAAGAGAAGCCCTTGCAAATTTACACTATCAATCATGATAGAGGATAGAATAAATGAAGTTCGGATTAATTAAAAATTTAGTAGGTGCTGTAGCTCCAACACTTGGATCAGCATTAGCAGGACCCCTTGGAGGTCAGGCGGCATCGGTAATAGCAAATGTTTTAGGATGCCAGTCAGACGCAAAGTCTATTAATAAAGCAATACAAAGTGCAACCCCGGAGCAAATGCTAGAACTTAAAAAAGCAGAGCAACAATTTGAGGTTCAAATGAAAGAGCTGGATGTTGATATATTTTCTTTAGAGACGGCAGACAAGCAAGATGCTCGTGGTAGATTCAGTAAAGACTGGACAGCTCGTATCATAGGTGTTGTAGTAGTAGGCGGATTCATGGGATATATCTTTCTTGTAACCTTGCAGCCCCCAGAACAGAACTCTGAAGCTTTAATCAATTTAGTTTTGGGATATCTAGGAGGATTGGCTAGTGCTGTGATATCTTTTTATTTTGGTGCGTCACATTCGCCAGATAAAGAAAAGGATTAAAACGTGGCTGGATTTAAATTACAAACATTTAGTGGACTAAATAAAAAAATAGGTCCTAGGTTATTGCCAGAGGATGTAGCTCAGGAAACAACCAATACATTTCTAGATAGAGGAAGGCTAGAGGGCTTACCTGCGGACGTTAATGATGCCTCAGAGACAGGACCAACACACCCAGCATCAAACATAAGTGCCTCAACAAGCACTATATTTAAAGCAACCGACAGTGCTTGGTTTACTTTCAACAATGACGTTGATGTTATTAAGAGCCCTATAAGAGAGGACTCCTTTAGTAGATTTTACTTTACTGGTTTCTCAGGAAGTTCTGGGTTCCCAAGGATGGTAGATGCGGCAAACGGAATATCAGGAAGTGGTCCCTATCCAGTAACAAGTTATAGGCTTGGACTGCCTGTTCCAGCTCCATTCACTTCAGCCCCAAGCATAGACAATTCAACTGCGGACGATGGTGCTACCACTAGCTCAAGGGCTTATGTTTACACAGAGATAACCACCTTCGGAGAGGAGGGTCCCCCAAGTCTTGTAGCATCAACTGATATTATTGATGCAGCTAATGGGTCTACAATAACCCTATCTTTACCAGCAGGATCTAGCGGTGTTTATACAATAGCTAAAAGAAGAATATATAGAACAGACCTTAATGGTGTGTTTAGATTTGTCAAAGATATTGCAGGTATTACTTCTGGAACTACAACAGATGCCGTCCTAGACGCTTCTCTCGGGGAAGAAATAGAATCCGCCGATAACCTAGCACCGCCAGATGATGTATCATCAGACCATCCAGACGGACCTATGTTTGGAATCACTACTATGCCTAATGGAATAACAGCAGGCTTCAGTGGTAACACGTTATTATTTAGTGAGCCATTCCTACCCCATTCATATCCTAGGGCTAATCAATTAACAACAGCCTCTGACGTTGTAGGTATAACATCTATAGCCTCTGGTCTTTTAGTAACAACCAAAGGCAAGCCAGTTATTGTTTCAGGTACAGATCCTAGATCAATGGCTTCAGTAGAAATAGACGCTAATCTACCAAACACAAACAAAAGATCATTGGTTGACATGGGAGAGTACGCAATATATTCATCTCCAGACGGGCTAGTTCTAGCAACCAACACTGGGGTTCAGCTAATAACACAGTCAATATTCACTCGTGATCAATGGCAGAGCTACTACCCAGAAAACATAGAAGCTTACGAGTACGAGGGTAAGTACATAGGATTTACTTGGGACGGATCTAACTCAGGAACCAAGAAAGGATTCTTATTTGACCCAAGGGGTCAGAAGAATGCGTTTATAGATTTAGATTTTTATGCACAAGCAGGATTTAATGACAGAGAGAATGACGAGCTTTATCTTGTTATTAGTGGTGTTCTTAAGAAGTTTGCTAGATCAACAAGTCCAAGGTCATACTCTTGGAAGTCAAGAGAGTTTTATTCAAACAAGCCCATGTCGCCGGGCGTAGCTAAGATAAGTGCTGAGTCCTATAGCGATTTAACATTTAAGCTATACGCTGATGGATCTTTAAAACACACCCAAACGGTTACTAATAATAATATCTTTAGATTACCCGGAGGTTATCAGGCTAAAGCATTTCACATAGTTATTGAAGGCACAGATGCCGTTAACGAAGTTTGTGTTTATGAAAGCCCTAGGGAGATAACCTAATGGGAACGCCCAAGGGAAACTTTGTAGTCCCAAGAAATTTTGACCCAGAGCAGAAAAGATTTGCCCAGTCATTAAATGAATCTGTTGCTGTACTCAGGGGAGAACTTGGAGATCCACTCGATGCTGCGGTTACTTATAATGATTTAATAGACTCTGGTATTGCTAAGAGGGATCTTAGAATTGGAAGCGGTGGATTTATAGGAGGACCGGGAAGGGTTATTATTATCCCCGGAGACGGAACTGTCCTAGATATACCGCCAGCACCAACAGGTGTTGAGGTAAGTGGTGCATTTCAAAATATACTTATTACATGGGATGCTGCCACATTTGTTGGATTTTCTTATGCTGAAATATGGACTGCAACCTCCAACACATTTGCTGACAGGGTTTTGGTTGGAACATCTACCGCCTCAGTATTCTCGCATCAGGTGGGCAACGGACAAACAAGATACTATTGGATTCGTTTTGTTAATATACAGGGCGTAATAGGACCCTTTAATTCAACAACAGGTATAGGCGACAGCACGGTTATTGATATTGGTGCACAGATGGCATTGCTTTCAGAGGGTCTCCAAAACCTGCCCGGGTATGCTGCTCTTACTACACTAATTACAAATGCGGACGTAGCTGTTGCTGCCACAGCAGCAGTTGCAGCCAGAGTAATAAGAAGTAGCGGGGCACCTACAACCAGAGAAGACAGCTCTGCCTTAACGGTAAATGATATTTGGTTTGATACAGATGATGGTCAGGTCTACACAAGAAATGCAGCCAACAATGATTGGGTAGCAGGACGAGACGCTACTTTAGTTAGTGTATTTGGTGCCACTAGTTTTACAGGAAGTACACTCACGGGGGCTATGGCTGCCGCACAATCAGATATTGTTACAGTTACTAATGCACAAAGCTCTACTGCATCTTCTTTAACAAGTTTGACTTCAACTGTTGGAACTAATACATCAGCAATATCTACAGAGCAGACTACCAGAGCAGATGCAGACACGGCTCTTGCTACGGCAATAACAAATCTAACAGCTTCAGTTAATACTAATACAGCAGGAATAAGCACTGAACAAACTGCCAGAGCAGATGCTGATACAGCCTTGGCAACAGATATAACAAATCTAACAGCTTCAGTTAATACTAATACAGCAGGAATAAGCACTGAACAAACTGCCAGAGCAGATGCTGATACAGCCTTGGCAACAGATATAACAAATCTAACCGTTACAGTTGGAACCAATGCAGCATCCATATCTACCGAAGCTACAGCTAGAGCAGATGCTGATACAGCCAATGCATTAGCTATAACCAACCTAACATCTACCGTTGGAGATGCAAACGCAAGCATTACATCACTACAAACAGTTACTACAAACTTATCAAATGATGCTAGTGCGGCATACGTTCTTCAGGTAAATGCAAATGGATCTGTTGCTGGTATGGTTATTGAAGCAAACGCTTCTGATGCTGGTGACAATAGTGGGTCGGCAATTCAGTTTGTTTCTGATAAATTTGCAATTTGGAATGGGACTAGTGGGACTGCTCCATTTATAGTTTCTGGTGGCACGGTGTTCATAGCAAACGCAATGATAGAAAATGGTGCTATAACCAACGCAAAGATACAAGACGCGACAATTGATAATGCAAAAATAACTGCGACACTAGATGCAGCTAAAATAACAGCAGGAACCATATCAACTGATAGGTTAGATGCCTCTGTTATTGTTGCAACAGACCTTTCAGCAAACACATCCACTGTTATACATGGTGGAAATATAACAACTGGAACAATATCAGCCAATCGTTTGGATACCTCTGTTATTGTTGCAACAGACCTTTCAACCAATACCTCGACTGTTATACATGGCGGAAATATAAGCACCAATACAATTACAGCAGATAAAATAAATGTTACTAACTTGGCTTTAGACTATACAGCCGCGACTGTTTCAGGATCTACTATAGGAGGGTTTGCAAACAACCAAATGAGGCTTCATCTAGTTGCTGAACTTGGAACCGAGCCGGGCTTGTACCATATATTTTGTCGAGTCTTTGGCGGAACTGGTCAGGTTAAAACTCTGTCTATTGTTGCGGGTGATGGCACTTGGGGATCAGGATCTAGTTTTCAATTAAGAAGCGATTTTGCATATCAGGATGGTCCATCACCCACAATACCAACACTAGATCAAGGTTATGCTCAATATCATTCAGGGCAAACTCAATATTGGTCAGCCATTAATAGGTTTGATAGTAGTTACGAAATGGTTCAAAAAGATTTTATTGTTAGAAAGGTAAGCAGTACAAGTAGCACATTAAGACTATTCGTTCTTGGACAGGGAGACAATGGAACCAGATACTTATCCAATGTTCAATACGGGTTCTATAAATTCTCGGAGATATAATGGCAATACATAACTTTAACTACACTTATGATTATGTTGGAATTAAAACAATGCCAATGAGCATTGACGACTCTACACAAATAGTTAGAGAAATATGCGTAGAGGTAACGGCAGTAGATCAGGCGGACTCAAGCCAAACACTATCAGAGAATCTTTATGCACCATTGCAAGGTATCTTTTCAATACGAGACAACGGTCTTCCAGATAACTTTATTACTGTAGATAATTTAACAGAATCAAACATTATTAATTGGTATAAAAATAGCACTACCACAGAAGACTTAGATGGTTACTTTACATGGAAAATATATGGACCTGATGAGGCTAGTGAAACTACGCCAGAATAGTAATATAATGGTACATAATTATGCAATTTAATGATATCTTAAAAAAGAAATGTTAACTCAGGTTGATGTAAGAGTTTACTGGGATTCCATAGAGGACGGTTTGCGGGAAATAAAAAAAGAAGCAAACCCAGAATGGAGACCAGAAGACATATACACTGCTATAGTAAACGGGGTGGCAGAGCTCTATATAGACATAGAGCAAAGTCCATGTGAGAGCTTTATTATTTTACAAGAGAAGCCAAGCATGTTTAGTCCAACAAAGTCTTTATTGATTTGGGTAGCGTATGATAAGAGAGGCGATGCCAATGGAATCTACATGGATTACATTGAGGAAATGGCAAGGCAGAGAGGGTGTAGCAAAGTAGAACTTTGGACACCTTGGGAAGGTCTAGCTAAAACATTGGCTCACAGGGATTATGAAACGAAATTATATATAGTGGAAAAGGAGTTATAATGAGCGGAGGCGGATCAACAAATATACCAGATTCAGCATCACAGAAGGCGTTAGCCTCTATTGCTGCACAAAGGTTTAATCTTTATCAACAATACTATGTTCCATTGGAGAATGAGTTTATGGGACAAGTGGCTTCCATGAATACTCCAGAATCTTTTGAGAATGTTGAGTCGTATGTAACAGCATTACAACAACCAGAATTTCAAGCGGCAAGAAAGCAGTTAGAAACACAAGCATTTACACAAGGGGTTGATCCAACAAGTGGTCAATACCAAGCGGCAAGTCAACAAGCAACCCAAGCTCAGGCAAGGGGAATGGGATTAGGAACTTCTGAAGGGCTCTCTGGTCAAGTAGACAGATACTATCAAGGAATGCAAAACATAATTGCCATGGGTCAGGGTCAAGCAGGATCGGCTATATCTGGTCTTGGCGATGTTGGGGCATTAGCACAACAAAGGGGAATAGCGGAGGCTAGGCAATCCTTCCAGTCAGGACAGGGCACATCAAGTATAGTTGGAACTGGACTAGGAGTCGGTGCAGGTTTATTTATAGGCAATAAGGGAACGTAATGGGATTTTACGATCAAGAGGATGAGCGTAGAGATGACCCATATAATCAAAATGACTTATATGTAAATCCATACAGGTCTGGTGATAAGTCAGCTCAAGACACTCTTGCTGATCTGTACGAGAATGAATTTGAAGACTACTTAAGAAGATTTTTCCCAGTAGAGCAAGACCTAATACAGCAAATGACCACGGGTTTTGAGGGTCTACAGCAAGAAGAGATAGGAAGGGCTCAGTCAGCAGTTGCAAGGCAGTATGCTAACACAAGAGGTCAAGAGCAAAGAAGACAGGCTGGCTTTGGTATAAATCAAGGACAGGGAGGGGTGGGAGATTTTCAAAGATCAGAAACATCTGCATTAGTAGCTGCAAGAAACTTTGCAAAAATGAGATCAGAAGAAAGAAGAACCCAAATATTGTCTGGTGGATTAGGTAGTAACGTTACACAGAAAAGTGTAATTCAAGGAGGTGGCTTAAATGGCTAGTGGATTAGGTGGATTATTGGCAACAGGTCAGAAGACCAAAGAGCAGGCAAAAGCAGGCTTGCTTGGAGCTGCAAGGCTTGAGGCAGGACAAGATATAGCAAAAAGAAATCTTGAGATGCAAAAAGAAGCGGGACAACAACAACTTACAGGGACTGCTGTAGGAATAGGTGCCGCATACGGAGCCAACGCAGCTATAGGACTTAAAGGGGGTGCAGCGGTGGGTGCAGTGGCTACACCAGTGCTTATAGCATTAGCAGCAGCAACATTATTAAATAAACTTTTCGACTAATTATGGCAAACTTATCATCAGGAATTATAGACGGATTTAACATAGGACTTAAGATATCAGGTCTTGCCTCGGAGAAAGAGAAAGACAAGCTCTTAATGGAGAAGACTAGATTGGATATGGAGCAGTCAACAGAACTCTTGAACAGCAACCTAAAGACAGCAGGTCTTACTCAAGAACAAACACAACAAGGAATAGATCTTAATAATATTACACTTGGTTACGCTAAAGATATGGCTGCGGCGGATCTTGCGGGGAAAGAATTAAATAATACATACTCTCAATCAAGGATTGATTATACTAATAACCTAACGAAAGGCATTGTGTCGGATCAAAGAAGAGCTCAGATAACTGAAGATTCTGCACTAGCGGTAAATATTTTAGAAAGTGCATCTAAGCTGGGACCTGACTCAACAGAGTTTGAAAGAAACAGCATAGCATCCCAAATAGGCTTTATAAAATCTCCACTTATAAAAGCACAGTTCAAAAACCTAGATGTGGACTTTAGGAAGTCATTAAATAATCTTATGCCAGTTTTTGAATCAGGTGATTTTGCCAATGCCCCTGAAAGTTTTAACGAGGACTTAACAAAAATTTTAAAGCCACAAATACAAACATCTTTTTTAGGTGCAGACTTTATTACTAAAGACGGAATAACTGGAAAAGTCCAAGATGTTGTTTTAAATGGAGACTTTATAGCCAAGGGAAGAGGGGACGAGATGATCCTTGGATCAAAAGTAACAGTTGACTTTGGTGACGATGGGGTAAAGGAATACCAAACATTTCTACCAGATGCAACTGATGATGGTAGAAGAACATTTAGAGAAGACTTACAACCAGATGATTCAAAGGCAGTGTCAGTAAAAGACACTGTTGATTTTGTTGCTGGGCAAAAACATTATGGATTCCTATTAGACCAAAATCCAAGAATGCTTAAATTTTTACAAGAATCGGTTGGTTCTATAGAAGACGCTTATACTCCTCTTGCAAAAACCTTAGAGGCACAAAAGGCAGCAGGGATAAATAATATTTTTAAACAAGAAACAGTTGAATATAATGCTCTATTAGCTTCAACTGACGTTGAATCTCTTACAGGTATTAAAGACCCAAAAGATCTACAAATACAAAGCATGTTACGAACATTTTATAACGCCTATGGAAAAGATTCTGGGGTTATTAAAGATGGGGAACTTTTTGTAACAGCAGAAACTGGTGCAGATCCGTTAAGCGTAATTTACAATAATTCCCCAAAATATAGCACGGCTAGAAGCATGTATGATGGATCTTCTATTGAAGATACTTTGAATAGGTATAGTAATGATGGTAACGCCAAGGGTGCACCAACATTAAGTATGCTTAATATAAACTTTCCATTCGATGCCCCAGCTAATCAAGTTAAAAATACAATGATAGACCATTTTAGTGGTAACACAGAGATGCAGGCAGAGATTGAAAATTTTGACCAAGCTTTTAATCAAGCACTAAAGTCAGGAAATGTTCAGCAAAGTGACTATACTCGAGAACTTAAAAAACATATAGAAAAAGCGTTAACAAGTTCGGGGTCTTAATATGGCTAACGAATTTAGCGTCCCCTTACTTGGGGAAAAGGAAGAAGAGAAAAAAGATGCATTCTCGGTACCTTTATTAAATCAACCGCTTGAAAAAGAAGAAGCCAAGCAAGAAGTCTTTGAAGTTCCATTATTAGGAGAACAGCAGGGTTCGTACATTGGTGCATTTAAACCAACGGGAACAAAGTTATTCGACGCAGTAGTAATGGCTGGTGAACAAGGTGCCAACCTTCCCGGAAGAATGATGCGGTCAGCGAAGAACGCAGCTATACAAGACATCACCGATGATATAAACAGATCTATAGATAGTGGTGATAGATCTTTAATTGATCAACTTCTATTACGCGGAAATGGAATTAAATATAGATACGAGAAACAAACCTTAGAAAACGAACTAGGCATATCTGATAAAGGAAACTTAGCTATACTTTGGGAGACAGCATTTGGAGAAAGTGCAAGATCAATTTTAAAAGACCAAGTTAAATACAAAAACATGTCAATGCAAGAAAGGTCTAATGCAAGAGAAGAGTTAAAGAAAGAGTCTAAAGAACATGTGGCAGAAACAAAAAAAATAAATGATGCATATAACTTAAAAAAACAAAAGCTTTGGGATAAGAGAGATTACACAACCGAAGAGATAGCATTAATTGGCGGTGTCTCCTCTATGGCTGTTTCATTAACGAGCATGGGGGCTGCGGTATTTACTAAAAATCCAAAAATCGCCTATGCAACACTCCCTTATTTTGGTCTTGTAACACAACAAGAAACCTATGAAAGCTCAATATCATCTGGCATGTCAGATAAAGATGCAAGATATAACTCTTACATTCAAGGCGGAACAGAGGTTGCTTCAGAAATGCTAACTCAATTTACTGTTGTAAAAAGTTTAAACAAATTTTTAAAAAACCAAAAACAAAATATAAAAAGTTTGGTATTAGAGGGCGGTGGAATACTTGTCGCAGAATCACTCGGTGAACAAGCAAATGGATTCTTACAATCTATTACTCAGGCATATTACGACAATACAGATGAATTAAAAATTGCTTGGGACAACAAAGACAATCCTTTATACGAGGGAACAGATTATAAAGATATATTATGGGAAAGAGCTAGGCTAACATCTATAGCAAGTTTAGCAGCTGGTGGTGGTATAGTGACTACAAATGGTGCTATAAAATATAACGCCTCAAAAAATTGGATAAAAAATAGTTCCAATCCTCAAAAAACACAAGAGTCTGTAAAAAATGTCATACTCGCCAAGGAGCTGGACAAGGTAGCCCTCGAGCAGGCAGGAGCTAGATCTTTAGAAGACGAAAATTTAAATGATGCCAACGTTGATCCAATGGAAATATTGGCAGAAGAAATTCTCAAGATAGAATTGCCGGGCAATAAATCTGAAACTGTATCTGAGCCAAGTAATGAATTTGCTGGAGACCCAGAAAATAATGTTCTTAACATAGACGATGGTCTTTCAAATGTAGGAAAGTATCTACAAGCAAAAGGATACGACATAGATAAAATGAATCTTACAACAGGTACTGATTTTGCAGCGGGTCTAAGAAATGAACCGCCAAATCAAATAAGACTTTTAGACTCAATAGGATTTCGTGTAGACCTAAATAATGTAAAAGAAACAGCAAACAAGATAGACCAATTTATTATTGACCAAAAAGCAGAAAATAAATTTAAGATAAAGGTTAAGCCAACCCCCAAGCAAACAATAGAGTTACCTAAAAAACCTAAAGTCATAACAACAAGAAGTCTGGCTCTAGGGGCTATGAGTAATAATGCTATCAAACAAGAAGAGATTAGAAGGGCTTTATCTGATGGTGGAGATAATGTATCTCCCGCATATAGAGTTGCTAGAGGTAAAAAAGGAGAAGATACTTTAGATAATATTGGCGAGCAATTAATGGAAGCTGGTTTCTTTAAAGATCAAAATGAAGGCGGTACTATAGAAACAGCAGGAGAAGCATCCAGACCAGACCTAAACCAAGTAGCTGATATTTTAGAGCAAAACTTATTAATGCCTGAGTCCCAAAGACAGTTGGATCAATACGAGGCAGAGATGGAAGAAATCATCTATGACTTCATATTAAAAAATCCAGATGCAACAGTAGTTGGTATAAGAAAAGCAGCTGGTGGTAAGACTAGCAAGATAAACATAGACGATACCCTTAACAGGCTTGAGGAAAAGGATGGTATAGAGAAGTCCTCTGTGACTGGTGAATATACCTACAAGGTAACTGGACAAGAACAACAAGCAAAGACAGACCCAGTAACAATAGAATTTACAGAACAAGTAGTGCCCGATTCATCACAGCCAGTAACCTTGGAAGATTTTGAAAACATACCAAACTTTCCAGCAGATGATTATTTTAATGAACAAGATAAGATTCCAGTTTATCCTGAGTTTGAAGAATACACCCCGAAGAACACCCCATTAAAACCAGCAAGATCTGGGAATAAAAGTGATTTAGATAAAGGTTCTAACATTACAGACCCGCCAAAAGAGGAAGAGGTTGATCCGTGGGGAGTCGGTGAAGTATCTTCTTTGGAAGAAAAAAAACAAGAGTTAGAATTTAAATTTCAAAATACAGTTGGCTATGTCAAAGATGTAGAAAAGGCAAGAGATACAAAGGCAAAAGAGCTAGGCTTGCCAAGCCTTACCATATCTGAAAAACCATCAGAAGCCTTTGTAAGATTACCCGGGGTAAGGGCTACTAAACAGCAAAAGTCTTTAGAAGCAGCAGAAGTTATTGTTGAAAAAATGCAAGAACAAAATGTCAAAGCAGATGATGTTGATATTGTTGCTAGAGCATTACATGCACCAGAAAGAAATAGAAAGGTTTATAAAGATAAGTTGAACAGCATTGATGAACTAATAAAAGAAGCAGGTGAAACCCCTACTAAAAACCAAGAAGCTCAAATAGAAAAAGCAAAAAAAGATGCAGCAAGGTTTGAGGATAGTGGTTCTGGGATAAAAACAGAAGAGGCAATAGATGCCTTGAAAGATTATGGCATAGAACATAATGGTATGGAGGCAACAGCACTTAACGAAGATGGTCAAGCATTATTAGATATAGTAAATGAGTACCATCAATACATCAAAGAGACAGTGGAACTTTACAATGAGGGTGGTTTAATAGATGACTCTACTTCAGAAGACTTTAGGTCTGGAGAAAATTATAAATATTATGTTCCCTTAACAGGATGGGCTGCAGATACTACAGTTGACAACAAACCAAACAGGAAGGGTAAGGGTCTATCTATTAGGGATGGTGAATTCATAAAAGCAGAAGGAAGAAGGTCTATATCAGCCTCTCCGTTTATTCAAATGGTTAATCAAAGACAAACAGCCATAGAAAGAGCCACAAAAAATGATGTATTAAATAGAATAGGAAAACTATTTACAGAAGACTTTGATGGAAGTGACATAGCAGAAGTTGTTGACATAAAGCCAAAAGAAATGGAGATGGTGTTTGGTTTTAAAGAGGGTGGTAATCAAAAGTGGTTAAAAGTTTATGACGAAAAACTAGCCAGATCTCTAAATGCCTACGATGCAGATACATTGGATGCATTCTCAAAAACAATGAGACCTATAACAAGGTTACAGTCAGCATTATATACAGCATTCTCTCCTCCATTTGTTTTAAAGAACTTTATGCGAGATCTTATTGGGGGTGGTATAGGAATATACACAGAGCAAAATTTACCCGGCGGAAGGGCTGAAGGAAAAGCTATACTTGAAAGCAGTGTTAAGAATGTCTTACCAAGGCTAAGGCAATTTTATCAAGGTATAAAAGGAAAGCAGATAGAGGAAAATGGGATACAGGAAGCCTATGAAAGATTTAATGAGTATGGTGCCAACTCTGGTTTTGTTACTACCTTAGGTCAAGAAAGGATAGGTGATTTTTATAAAGACTTAACAAAAAAATATGAAGGAACGGCATCATTAGAAGGAAAAGATAAACTACTTCTTAGAGTTACTGGTGGTCTTAAAAAACCATTTAAAGCAACGTCTGACTGGATGTATGATTTAAATAGTGCAGTAGAAAATGGAATAAGATTCTCTACATTTGTAGAATTTATCAAAGCAGAAAATGGCGGTAGGGTACAAGGTGCTAAAAAGGAAACCTTAGAGCAAGCTGCCTCTTTAGCTAAACAATTGACCATTGACTACACCACAAAAGGTCAACTGAATAATACTATTAACTCACATTTTATTTTCTTTAATGCTGCGGTTCAGAGTAATGTTCCTCTTTACAGGGCGTTGGCTAAAAATAAAAAAGTAGCCCTACAAGTTGGCGGTGGTATTGCAACTTATGGAACCATGCTTACTTTATATAACTTCTTGGTCTCTGAAGAAGATGAGACTGGAAGACCTATCTATGAAAATATAGCAGAAAGATATGGCAACAGATATATTATTACTATGATCCCCGGGGTAAAGATTAATAGTAATGACGAGCTTCCTAAACTTTCTTTCGGAGGCGGACCAATAAAAGTTAATGGTAAGACTGTTGCTTTTGCATACCCACAAACCCTAGGATTTAACGTGCCATTTAACTTGGCAAGAAATGCCGTTGAAACTCAGGCACATAAAATATTTAAACTTAATAGACAATCAAAGACTGTCGGCAAGGCTGCTTTAGATATGTTTGATACGTTCAGCACTGGTGTTATGCCATTGGGTGTCAACGTTTCCAAGAAGGGAGACCTAGAGGGGTTTGCCTCTACAGTTGTAAGAGCCATAACACCATCTTATGCAAGACCGCTCACAGAAATAGCTGTTAATGAAAACTTTTTTAACATTCCTATTACAAAACAATTTTATGGTGGGTCTAAAGGAATACCAGAATCATCTGTAGTCACAAGTTATGATAAAGATGTTTATGTATCATTAGCTCAGTTTGTCAATCAGATGACTGGGGGCAATAACGAGATGCTGGAAAAGGGTTTTGTTGATTTACAACCGGGTCAAATAAAATACATAACAGAATATTACGGTGGCGGACCAATGTCTTTTGCAAATAAAACAGTAGAAGGTTTGAGAAGGTATATGTATTCTGAAATACAAGATGTAAAAGATATAAACTTTGTTAATACTTTCTTAGTTCAAGAACAAGATGGTGTCTATTCCAGAAGATTCTATAGTGCTATGGACGACATTGAGAGCAAGACCTTCAAGTATGACAAAATAGAAAACCCAGAAGCAAAAGCTGATTTTTATAGAAAAAATAAAAATGTAATTAAGTTAAATTACTTAAGTGATATGGATAAACAAATTAAAAAATCCTTACCATCAGAGTTAAAGGGTGTTGTAGAAAAACCACTAACTGATATTAGACGTAGAATGGATAAGATAAAAGATGCTGACAAAACACTATCTGCATTAAAGCTTAGACAAAAAGATCCTTCTTCTTATTATTTAAAAATAGATAAAATAAAAGAAGAAAAAAGAGAAGTCCACATAGACTTATTGAAACAGTATGAGAAAGCTATGGCGAAAGACGAGAAGCAGGACTAATAGGTACATACTAAGTCGGGGGGAAATATGACAAAACCCATAAGCCCTGCTGTAAATACTAGGATATCAGACTATTACTAACCTCACAAGCATCGCTCAAATAATCCTTTGATAGATGTGCATACCTGTTTACTATATTAAAATCAGACCACCCACCAAGATGTTGTAACGTGTGCAGCGGAGTTCCATTTTGCACATGATGGGTAGCCCAAGTGTGACGTATGTCATGCCATCTAAATCCCTCTAGGTTGGCTTTCTTTAAAGCGGTATACCAACCAGTGTTAGACGCTCTGGTAATTCTTCTTCCCGCATAGGTGAAAACATAAGGACTAACTTTTTCAATTGAATCTAGGAGCTCTCTGCATTTAATGTTTAATGGAACACAAAGACTTCTGCCGTTTTTAGTTTCAGATCCATCAATGGCTATCTGGTTTTCCATTATATCAACCCACTTAAGATTGAAGCAGTTGGACATCCTAACCCCTGTAAGGAGGGAGAATATAAAAGGTTTCTGCAAGTGTAGGGGGAGCTCATTATGCAGTTTCTTTATATCATCCAAAGAAAAGTATTTGACTCTTAATGAATCTTCTTTTACTTTCTTTATTACAGGCTTGGCATCCAACCACCCCAATTCTTCGTAGGCATACATAAGTATTGCCCTGAAGTAGTTTAAATATCTATTGACAGTTCCGGGCTTGCCTTTAATCTTAGACCTAACCATCGCGATATGTTCTTTTTTTATATCTTTTAAATCCATGCCCTCAAAGAAGGGATCAAAAAATTTTCTAAAGGTAAAATCATTCTTACCCATGTGACTGAATTTATAGTATTCAGTAACTGCTTCTTTCCATGTATTCATTTTGTATCCTTGTTGACCAGTTTAATAATTCCTTAAGCTTTAAATCCCAAAGCTTTTTAAACTCCGGGTCTTTTGCATTTTTCTTTGCTTCCTTTAAGGCAATGCATCTTTTGGTTATGTTATGCATTAGTAAGAACCAAAGCTGCTGCGGACAAAAGCATCCCTATAACAGAGACAATAATTAAAGTATCATGTTTCATTTTTCCCCTCCTTTTTTTTGTTTCTATGTAGTTTATAAAGTTCCTTAAAGTATTCTATTTCTTCCTGCATGTTAGCCCAAATTTCATCTTTGGCTTCTTGCTTTTGTTTTGCATCAAGCTTTGTTAAGATCTGGAAGTCTGACTTCTTAGGTGTCCACCATTGGTGATTAAGGGATTTGTATGCAGGGGAGGGATCTCCCTCAGTCTTCCACCTCCACTCAACTGCCCCATGTTCTGTGTCTTCATTAAAAACTAGTAATGCGTTTGGATATAGTTCCATTTTATTCTCCTAAATAATCATCGACAATCAAAGCTAAAACTTTTGCCATTGATAAACCTGTTTTTTTCTTTAATTTTTTAAGTTTATCAAGTGTATCTTGATTTAAACGCATACTTGTTTGTGTTTTTTTATTCATTTTATTCCCCAATAATTTATGTTGTAAGAATTGTAATCTTTTATTGCATCAATGTCAAATGGTGTATTTTCTAAATATGTCAATAGGAATTAAACAGGCTATCTTTTCTTGGTCATCTCCGCTACCCAATATAGATTGAGATCTTATATTGTTTATCATGATGCACTCAATAATTTTCTTCGGAGTAATCCAAAATGTTTTTGTGGTTGTTTTTATAATCCAAAAGTCAGCCTCGGTAGTAAGAAGTGCCGAGGGTTTGCCAAACATAAAGAGCTCAATAAGAATATTCCCAGTGTCTTGGCTTTTATAATCAACCTTAACTTCTACTTTTAAGTTTTTCTCAGGAATAAATATGTCGTATGGTTTGAATTTACCCGGAACAAGAACTGCTGTGGGGTATTTTTTTCTTAATGATAAGAGTATTTTGTTTTCTGTTTCTTGACCAATCAAAAGATCTTTCTTAAAAGCCTCTGATGAGTTTGTCATTCTTCTTCGTCTGGCTTTTGTGTAAAGGTTTGTCTTATTTTATAGCCATGAGAAACATTTCTTATATTAATATTTTTCCTAACAACCTCTGATAACTCATTCCACTCAAGGATCTCATTATCAAACCTTCCACAAGTTTTGCATCTTGTGTCTCCTAGGGTAGTGGTGCAAACACCACCAGTACAAGGTGATCCAGAAAGCGATCCCTTTCCTAGAATAGCCGAGAGCCTCTCGAAGTTTGAAAGGCTCTTGTCTATATCATCGCTCATTACGATTCTTTTGTAGGCTCTTCTGTAAGAGTTTCTTCAACAACAGCCTCTTCAACCGCTTCTTTAAGAACCTCATAGCCTCCCTTTGGAAGTAATGATACAAGCTTATCAGAATCTACAGCAGCACCTATCTGGATTAGTCTTATGACCTCACCGAGAAAGGGTTGAATGTTATTCTTATAGTATTGTATTGAAGCAACACTTCTATTAGCCTCTTCTGAAAGAGTCTCTAAAGGAAAAGACCTCATCTCACCACCAACGTTAATTACTACAGTTGGTTTTTTATTTTCTTCTGTCATGCTATCTCCTTAAAATGGTAAATCGTCTTCAACGATTCCAGATGGGAAAACCTCTTCAGACTTTGGTGCTGGTGCTGAAGCACTATAACCCTCTGTCTTTGGCATTACACTAAAGCTCATTGCAGGAGCTTTTGGATTTGCCCCCGGCTTTCTTGTCCAACCATTCAGGAAGTATTGCTTTCCTTCAACATCTATAGCCCCAGTAAAGTCTGGTTGTGTTTCTTTTTCTTTCTTATCGTTTTTCCAAATAGATCCACGATTGGTGTTGTCGTACTGTGTCATATTTATTTCTCCTTGTTAGACCAATCCTCTAAAACTTTATTTACAATATAAGCAACCTTGCGATCATAATATTTATGACCACTAACCTTGCTAACTTTTACAAGCTTATTGTAGATATCGCTGTCGATTCTTGAACTAATTGATTTTTTACTATTAGCCATTTTATTCCTCCAGTAGTTTGGTATAAATCCTAGAATCTCCTTCCGATCTGTAACTTTCCATTACATCTCTTGGGATCTCCTGATCCTTAACCAATCTGGCGTAGTTTATTCTCCCTCTTGCTTGTGTCATGTGACATTTCACTTGTGAGGTACCAAACGCTCCGCCGTGCTTTGCTATTAACAAGGCAGACAGTTCTTTTTTCCTTTCGTCTAGGATAGAAGACCTATCTTTGAGCTGCTTTAGTTCTGTTAAGACGGATGCCAACTCAGATGTCTCATCATCATCATCAATCGTCTTGTAATTTATTCCGGGTTCTTCTTGATCTTGAGTCCATCTCTCAATATAGTCCGGGTCTAGTTTTTTTTCGTTATACCAATCCATAAATTCTTTTGCTTTTGGTATATAAACATCAGCCCATTTAGGGTCTCTTTTAATCCACTCTTGGTAGTGCTCTTCATCGCTATACCATTGAAAGAAAAGCATCTCATCAAGATCCATACACTCTAATGCCATTTGCATTTGGTGCCAGTAGTTTCTTTTTTGCTCTTTAACATCAGTTGCTGGCTTTCCTTGAGGACACTTAACCTCTACAGCAGAAACATTTCCGTTTCTACCCTCTAACATTATTCCGTCTGGGGATATACCCATCCAGTCATACTTAGGATGCACAACAAAAGATGGTTGTGTAATCTTGTATCCCATGTTTCCCAGTGTGGCTAAAGCCAAAGGCTCGCTGTCTGTTCCGTGTTTCATAGCAAAAATTGCAAATTGGTTAAATGGGTCTTGTGTTAAGCCGTTAGCCTCTCTATACATGTCTCTTCCCAAGGAGTCCCATTGGTCTCCCTTAGTCCAAATACACTCGTGAGCGGTCTTACACATCCTCGTGCCTGTAATTCTATTAGATCTCTGCTTGTGCCAAGCTTCTGTGCCTTGCTGTATCTGTGTCATTATTTAATTACCTTGCTATATAACAGATTTAGTTGAATTCTAGTTTCTTTATCGTTACTAAGCTCTGCAACCTTGTCATACTGTTGAAAAAGTTTTAATGCCTTTTCTTTGTCTTTATAGACTTTTCTTAATTCTGTTTTAAATTGCTCTATCATGGAAACTTCTGGTTGATTTGCCTCGGGCTTGGAGTTATTGTCAACACCCTCAAGCTCTGGCTCAACAACACCCTCGAAAGGTACACAGAATGTTTCAAGCAATGCATTTCTATATGCAAACGATCTTGCAGCCTCTAGGTCTTTTGCTTGGTTAGACAGGCTGTGCCCAACATAAGACCTGTCAACATAACTTCCGTCCTCTGTGCATAAAAATCTTAGAGTCCCAACAACCCTAGTCAAAGTGTTCTTTCCATCTAAAAACTTGGTAGAAACATTAAGATCTGGTTGGACTATTGTAAGAATCTTGTTCTCATAAAGTGGTTTAGAAAAAGATTGTATAATCTGATCTATGCCCCTGTAGTTATATTTTTGGTAACTATTAACACCCTCTTTAGCGATAGGGTTAACCACCATGTATTCTTGTACGTTCTGTAAAGCTTCGTATATTTTTTCTTTTGCCATAATTATATCTCCTTGGAATGATTGTAAACTTTATATTTTCTTATAGCAAGTCTTTACAATAATTATTTTTTAAGGTTAAATAGAATCTCACGAGGGAAAATATGTCGTTAGAATACATCACAAAAGTTTTAAGAGTTGAGGTCAACTCTACGCAAAAGCTTATATTAATAGTGCTAGCCAACTACTCAGATGAGTTTGGTCAGTCATATCCATCACACAGAAAACTAACAGAGCTAACCAATTTATCCTTAACGGCAATTAAAGATAACTTAAAAAAATTAAAAGATCTGGGTTTGTTGGATTGGGATAAAAGAAATAATACAAGCAATCTTTATAAATTAAAGGTGTCGCCGTCAGGTGGCTACCCCCCGCCGTCAGGTGGCTACAATACTAAAGGTTATACTAAACAAATATATATATTAGATTTGGATAGGATGAATGAAATTTTTAAAGAGCAATGTGACAAGGTGTTTTATCAACATAGTGCTAATTCATTTAAAGCAAATGCAAGATGGAAAGAGCTGCGTGAATTGGGGAGAAAAGGAATAATCTCACCAAAGACAGGTAACAAGGTAGACCTATCAACAGAAGAGTTTTGGTATAAGTATTTTGAGATAGCAAATTCAGAGGGTCATAAGAAGTGGATTAGATCATTCTGGGATAAGAAGCCAAGCCTTATGACAATGATAGGACTAAATCAATTTGAATCAATTATAGAGAGAAGGTATGGATGAGATATACGAATTAGAGGCAAACATATTAGGGTCTATGATTTTAGACTACAAGAGGTTTCAAAGCGGTCAAGAAAAAGGGTTGGTGCCTGATGATTTTGAGGTCAACTCTTATCGGAGGGCTTACGAAATAATGTTAGAGGAAAATGCTAATGACATTGTTACCATTAGAAGCAACCTAGAAAATGACGAGGTATTTAGAGAGGTACAACATGCTACGGCACACTGTATTAGTTCGGCAGGTTTTGATGGTTGGCTAACCCTAATTCAAAACAAATCATCCAATAATAAGTTATTAAGATTGGCGGAAGAGATACCTAGGATTGTTGGAGAGAAACTTAATATATCTGAGAAAATTGACAGGGTTAATCAGTTACTCATTGACAACAAGATAACCAAGAACAACGGTTCTCCAAGAGAGGTGAAAGATATCTTGGAGATAGTCCATCAAGAATTAAGAAATGCTGGAACCAATTTACAAAACATAGTCAAAACAGGTTTTGGTCAGATAGATAAAAAGATAAGAGGCTTTAAACCGGGTGACTTAGTGATAGTGGCAGGAAGACCCGGAATGGGTAAAACCACATGGGCTTTAAACGTAGCAACGAATAATATATTTGATGGTAAAAATGTATTAATCTTTAGTCTTGAAATGACCAACGAACAACTTATAAAAAAGATAGTTAGTTCCGAGTCAGGCATATCTATTGATAAGATGGATAGTGGAAATCTTACCCCTTCGGATTGGAAACTCTTTGAGCAAATAAAAGAAAAGCTTTCTGGCTCAAACCTTTATGTGTATGACAAGTCGCCAATAACGATTGAGACACTGGTAAATAAAACCAAGGCAATACAATCCGTAAAACAAATAGACTTGATAGTCGTGGATTATTTACAACTCTTGATGACAACAAGTAAAGCACCAGCTGGGTCAGATAATAGGACGGCTTCTATGACTTACATATCAAATCTTTTAAAGGGATTAGCTAAGGAAGTGGGGTGTCCTGTTATATCTTTATCTCAGCTAAATCGTGGTGTTGAGTCAAGACCTGACAAGCGTCCTTTACTTTCAGACTTAAGAGACTCCGGGTCTATAGAACAAGACGCTGATATGGTTATAATGTTATATAGAGCAGACTATTATGATTCGTTAGATACAGGATTGTCTGAAATTATAGTTAAGAAAAACAGGATGGGTGAAATGGGAACTTTTGAATTAAGTTTTGATGGAGCTCTATCTAAATTTATTGACCCAGAGGACGTGGCTTTTGGGAGGAAAAAAGAATATGGACCAATCTGAGAATTTTCATGAACAACTAAGGGCGATCATCCCAAAAATATCTGAGACTAGAATTAACGTTCTTAAATCAGAGGTAAATCTTAAAAGAGTTTTCTGGAAAGAGCTATGCCTTGCTAAAGAAGAAGGAGAGCGTAGCTATAACTCACAGAAATCTAAGGCTGAGGCAACTGACGAGTACGCACACGCCTCTATGAAGGTAGCCGTTGCCAAGGCATCACTTGACGCATTGCAGACCGAGAAACTTGCAGTGGATATGCAGTTCGAGGAATGGAGAACCAAGATGGCTAACCTAAGGACGGAGAGGAATAGATATGGGGCATGATAACTTTAAAGAATTTTGTAAGATGATGTATGCAGAGTGTAGTTCTGAAAGAAGGAAATACGGCGAGGACGTTATTTCATTTGAGGATTATGTAAAAGAAAACAACAAAATGTTATTGAAAGAGTATGAAGGGCAGATCACCCAATAAAGAGGAGAGGACTTGGATGGACTCTGTAGCTAATTTTGGATGCATAGTCTGTCATTTATTTCATGAGTGCTATTCTCCGTCAGAGGTTCATCACATTGACGGAAAAACAAAACCCAATGCACATCTAAACACAATAGGATTATGTTTCAGGCATCACCGGGAAGGTGCTAACAATGACATGTATGTTTCCAGACACCCATTTAGGTATGAGTTTGAGGAAAGGTATGGGACTCAGGAAGAGTTATTAAAAAAAACCAAGGAGCTAATTTGAAATGGGCAAAGGATCACTAAGAAGAAAGACGCAGGTTGACCAAAAGACTATGCAGGATAATTGGGATAAGATTTTTAACAAAAAAAAGAAGGAGCAAGAATGCCAAAAGCCAAAAAAGAAAAAATAGATTACAAATACAATGAAGGAGAGTTGATTAAACAATTCGCTGAGTATGTAGATGGGACTTATAAACAGCACTACTCGTTAAATAAGTTCCAAGCCACTGAATTCATAATGGATAGTGGTCATGGTGAAGGTTTTTGCATGGGCAATGTTATGAAATATGCACAGAGGTATGGCAAGAAGGAGGGCAAGAACCGGGCTGACATTCTTAAGGTTATTCACTACGGCTTCTTTGCACTATACAACCACGATACCTATAACAGCAAGTGAAGCATAGGACTCATTTCGGTGATATAGATACTCTTACCTACGCTGATAAGATTGGAAAAATTAAGTCACAAAAAATTAGAGAGGCTTATTTGTCAGATGTTGATGATAAATTTCACGATATGTTGTATCTTTTAGCTATGCAGATGGGAATCTCTAAGACCATTGCCAACCTCCCAAATCGGGGGGAAAGAAAAAAAGCATGGCAAGAGTTACCTGAGCACACTAGGGCGTTAAAGAGCATGAAACAAATGGTCTATAACAGGGTAGTAACAATGCATAAGGAGAGACTAAAAGATGAGCTTGTATGGAAATATCAATAAAAGAAAAAAAGCAGGAACTAGTAGAACTAAAAAGAACTCTACCATTTCTGAAAAGTCTTACAAAGCAATGAAGTCTGGATTTAAAAAGTCAAAAAAGAAAAAGTAATTATGCCAAAGGGCAGGGCTTGTTAATATGAAAGGCATGAAACATTATAAAAAAGATGGGACCGAACACAAAGGCAGCTCTCATAAAATGCCTAATGGAAGTTTACATACAAATAAATCACACACTAAAACAAGTGTAAAACTTTTCCACCTTAACGAGCTGGGTAAAAAGGCAAAGTTAAAAGCTAAGGGTAAAAAATAATGATAGGCAAATTGTTCGATAGGTTTGTTGAGTGGTCTCTTAAAAGAAACGCAGAGAACATCAACAAGAAGGCAAAAACAAAACCCAAACCTTCTAGGGTTCGCAGGAAAGCAAACACAAAAAGAAAATAGTCATGGCTACAACCAAAGATACAAAAAGAATCTCAGGCGGAGTTGTCTATAGAGGAAAGAAATTTCCGGGTTTTAATAAACCCAAAAGAAATAGCGGTTCAAGTAAGCATAAGATGGAGGTTCTTGCTAAGAAAGGTAATGAGATTAAAGTCGTTAAATTTGGTCACAAGGACTATGGTCATAATTATTCTGGTGAAGCTAGGGACAATTACCTTAAGCGATCCGCTGGAATCAAGAACAAATCAGGTGGGCTTACGAAGGATGATAAGTTCTCTGCGAACCATTGGGCTAGAAAAGTTCTCTGGGCAGGTTCCGGGGGAAAGAAAAAAAGCCCTCCCAAAAAATCATAGGTGAATTAATGACCAATATCGTTTATGATAATAGGTGTGATTTTATACAGTGAACATGAATTGCGTACTGCCTATAGGAAATACGTTGCCACGTTCAGAGAAACCCCTAACCTAACCATACCAAACCTTAAAGAATTCAGAGAAATCTATGAGGAGTATTGGTACTACTACTTTAACGATGAGCAGAAAGGAAGAACTCACTAGCCTCTTTAAAGAGAAAGGCTACGAAAGGGTTTCATTAAGATGGATCCCCTCAACTCCCTACGGCAAAAAACATAAACTATCTGGTTGGATTTATAAAATATCCGGGGAGACTGAATGGGCTGTGCTTGGTAAGAACTTTGAAGCTTCCTCAAGAGCAATAGATTTACTTTAGTTTAGTCTTTTTTCTCTCAGGCTCTTCGTAGGTTGTATATCTTTTCCCACAAACCTCTGATAGACACTCCCTTCTTCTTTTTAAAACAGTGCCGTCAACAAACTTCCTTACATCAACAACCTTGGTATCCGTTCCACATTCATAACAAAGCATTAATCTTCAACCACGCAAACTTCCCAAGGCTCAAAGGCTTGTAGTTCATCATCACCATAGTATTCTAATGACCAAGTTGTTCTAGCCTCCCATTTGTTGGTAAATATTCCACGATCCCTAAGATCGGCAAAAAGCTCATAGAACCTAGTACCCCTTTTTTGAACGACAGAGCTTCCAAAATCACTACATACTTTATATGAGTTATGTAACTTCTGCTGTGCTTCTACAAATCTGCAAACATAATGCCTGTCATCCCATGAAATTGGTATGACTTGATTCTTTGAACACATCCCATGCCTTGACATATCCCCATCAATAGATACTAAACATAAGCCAATCATTGGTCGTCACCATACATATCCTCTGCCAAATCTTGAGCATCTATCCAAGCACCCACGGACAATGCAAATATAGACCTTCTCATAATATCCAGATCTATCTTTCCATTAACAACCTCTTCTATGAAAACGGTTGGCGATTGAAAATTAAAATGATCTAGCCAATAAATAACATCCATGCTGTCAAGTTGTAGTAATTTTTTTTCGTTAAGTTCTATACTCATTTGTTTCCCCTTATGTATGTAATGAATGTTTACAATATTAAATGAATGATGGCTCTTAGTCAATGCAATATTGTTTTATTTCTTAATTAATGTATCTTTAGAACATTATCAATAGAATGTTTTATATAAACAACATGGAAACATCTGGAATAGAAATGCGTATGGCAAACCTTGAAAAAAACATGGACGAGGTGTTGTCTTTTGTTCGTCACATTCCAGTGCTTGAGGAAAGAGTAAGTCTTTCATTAACTCAGTCCTCAGATCACGAGGTAAGATTAAGAAACCTTGAGTCATCTCAGATGAGAGATAATGTCCACGCAAAATGGAGCGAGAGAATCATTGGCGGTGTAGTTATTGGTTCGATTATAGGAATAGGCGGAGTCGTAGCTAATTATGTTCTTTAATAAAAAAACTCCGGGTGCTACCCTTGAAAGGATTGCCTATCTACCACAAGGTACTTTGGGTAAATTAACTATAGAAGGAGAAGTCTTCTGGACTGCTGAACGTCCTTGGAGAAACAACCAACAAGAGGTGAGCTGCATACCTAATGGTGAATACACCTGTAAAGCATACACATCAAAAAGATTTGGCGAAACATTTGAAGTAACTGATGTTGAGAATAGAACTTATATACTATTCCATGTTGGCAACTTCCCAGAAAAAGATTCTCATGGGTGCATACTCGTTGGGGAAAAACTGATGGACAACCAACCTGCCGTATCATCTAGCAAGGTGGCTATGGGTAGGTTTAGAGAAACTCTAAAAGATGTCGAAAGTTTCCAAATCACAATTAAAGACACAACCCCATACGACTGGTCATAAGACTAGGGTCTGTAGGTCTTGTGATAAACGCAAGGCGATCACTCGCTACGAATTAAAGAACAATCGTTGGAGATCAAGGGAATGTATGGACTGCCGTTCCGCGGGGAGAAGAAAAAGACTCAGCAACAGTCCGCATCTATATATAAGCAACCTATACACTCATTTATCACATAGACGAAAAGCAACCCACGTCTTTAATATAACAAGGGAATACCTTTATAAGTTATACGATAAACAAAAAGGAATCTGTGAATACAGTGGAGTACCTATGACGAATGTTAAGGATGGAACCGGGTATCATTTAAAAAACATTTCAATAGACCGCATTGACAACACTAAGGGTTACGAGGAGGGTAACATTGCCCTAGTGTGTCTAGCAGTAAACATGATGAAATACACTTTGGATCTTAAAGACCTTGTTGCTTGGTGCAACGAGATATCTAAAAACAATTAGGCTTCCATATTCCCAAGGATGTGTGCGATTACTTCAATAGTCCATCCATTGCCTAAAAGTTTATATTTTTGCGTGTTACTAACAGGCATAAGATAATCATCTTGAACTGTTTGCAATCTCATACATTCTAAAGGCGTTAGCTTTCTCCAATAAACATCATCCTTAACTAACACATTATCCTTTTGAACTGTTGATATGTTATTTGTTTTGTCGTCCCTTCTCAGTTCAAGCATCTGTGTAGACTTTCCTGCAATAGAACCCTTGTGGTCTTGTCGTACTCCATCCACCTTATACCTTCCAACATATCTGCCACAAATCACCTTGGGTTCTCTATTGCCACCTTGACAAGTGTTTACTGTTGGAGACTTTCCGTCTGGGCTATAGACCCTCTTCAAAATATCATGACCATTGACATCAACAGCAGTTCCTATTTGTTGTGGAACTAAAGTCATTCCATTGTTCCCTGCCCCCTTATACATGGTGGCGGTCATGCACAAAGACTTATCACCTAATTTTTTAAGATGTCTTGCGTTCCTTTCTGTTCTCTTTACAGGTTTGTGTTCTCCTGTGTCGCCCTCTAGGATATCTCTTAGAACAATTCCCCTTTCTTGTGGAAGTTCCACATTAGGAATATTAGTCCAATAATATCTTTGCCTCGACTGTGCAGAGACAAGCGAACTATTTATAAAGAGGGGTTCTACTCCCATGTATTCAGAGATAACATCTAGGTACTCCTTTTTCATTCTTACATTTTCAAGTAAGAAGTATTTAGGTTTTAATGTCTCAACACATTTAACAAACTCAAAAAATAACATGGATCTGGGGTCGTCAAAGGCTAGTTGTTTCCCTGCAAAACTGAATCCTTGACATGGAGAGCCTCCCATTATTAGATCAATCTTTGGTAAGGTTGAGAGATCGAGCTTTGTAATGTCCCCAACTTGAATAATTTCCGGGTAGTTAGCCTTGCTTACTTCAATGGCATATTTATCTATCTCACTTGCATAATAGTTATCTACTTTAATACCTAAGCGGTCTAGGGCTATCCTTCCACAACTCATTCCATCAAATAAACTTAATACATTCATGTCAATCTTTCCTTTTGATATGTTTCTCTTAATTGTGTTACCTTAACTTTGATTATCTCATTTGTCTCCTCATCTAGGAAATCCACCCTAGTCCTTTTAAGGTCTTTGATATCACCCCTAACATAACCAAATATAGTTGTCCCTTTAATTTGTACTCTCATTAGTCTTGCTCCTTATATTTCGTTTGTTTTTATTTTCTTGCCATCTAAATAATATTCATATTTTATTTTCCATGTATGGTTAGATAGTATGTCGTCTATCGTTCCTTCAGAATAAAGATTATCTAACTCTTTAAGGTCTTTAACCTCTGCATTTCCACAATTTACAGTAGTTCTTTTAATTTCAATTACCATTGTCTTGCTCCTCTAACATGTCCCATTCATCATCTCCATATACATCAAGCGAAGAAATATATTTATGATTGCCTTTGTATAGTTGTTCTTCTATATATTCGTTAGCTTGTTCTTGTGATTCAGCAAATAGATGATAAGTTCCCTCAACCTCTACTGTATATTGTTTTTCTTTACTCATTAGTCTTGCTCCTCTGCTTCAACATGGGTTGTATGGTCAGATGATTCCCAATCTTGTTCTTCTTGATGTCCCTTTTCTTCTGCATCCTCCCAATCAGTAGCCATGACATAACAGTATTCGTATGTCGTTGTTGTTCTTTTTAAACAAAACTCTTTCAATTCTTTTTTATCTGAATTCATTTGCTCCTCCTTTTCAATGTGTTTGTCATCCAATGCTATTGGTATGATATTGTTTGTTTTCTGGGCTTCTCTAATAGACTTCATGTGTCTCTCATGCCTTGCATAATTACCTTCATTGTTCATTTTTTTACCTCTAATATGTAACATCTTTTACCTTCTTCTTCTCCCTCTTCCATTTCTTTGAAATCCTTGGGTTCGCTTCTGTAAGCATTTACATCAGTCACAGTCCCCCAAAATTCTTCTACTACTACAAATATTTTCATTAGTCTTGCTCCTTT